GACCGCCGGTGATCGCGCCGCGGCCCTCCTCACGAGAGACCTGATGGAGCTCATGGACGGCATCACCCGGCGCGAAGAATGGATGGCGGCCAGTGCCCTCACCACCGGGAAGATCAACGTGGTCGGGGACGGCGTCAACGACCTCATCGATTTCCAGATGGCGGCAACCCACCTGGTCGACCTGAACGGCAACGACTTGTGGAGCGACACGGTGAACTCGGATCCCGTCGCCAACCTGCAGGCCTGGTGCCTGCTCACCCTCAAAGACGCCGGCTTCTCCTGCAACACCATCGTCATGGACCCCGACGCCTGGAAGCTTTTCATCAACCATCCGAAGGTCAAGGGGAACACCGAGCTCCTGAGCCGCTTCAAGATCCAGACAGGCCAGATCGATCCGCAGCAGATGGATGAAGGCATTGCCTTCTGCGGCACCATCAACGACGGCATCGTCTTCGCGGACATCTACGTCTACGCCGAGTGGTACATCGACGATCAGGACAACGATACCGAAAAGCCGATTCTCCCCTCCGGCACCGTCATCTGCGGCAACCCGCGCGCCCAGAACAGCAAGCTCTACGGCGCCATCCAGGACATGAAAGCCCTGCAGGAGCTCGGCGGCACGCTGATCGCCGCACCCTTCTACCCCAAGACCTGGATCACCGACGACCCGTCCGTCCAGTGGCTCATGTTGCAGTCGGCCTCGCTGCCGGCTCTCAACCAGCCCGACGCTTTCGTCAGCGCACTGGTGAAGTAACCCCATGATCGACTTCGCCGCCGACAACAGCATCTTCCTCGACGATTCCCCCCACAGTGTCGCTGTCGGCGGCGAAACCGCGCCGGTCATCTACGACGCACCCTTCCGCCGGGAAGAGATTTACGAGGGGCAGGTCGAGACCAGCGCCCCGGGCTGCTCCATGCTGGACTCCGATGCTACGCGACTCGGGGTCCAGCATGCGACCCGGCTCTCGGTGTACAAGAACGAGACAACCCTGGTGGGAAATTTCGAGGTGATCGGGGTCGAACCCGACGGCCTCGGCCTTACCCGCTTCACCCTGACCAAGGACTTCTAGCATGGAACTCACGCCGACCGTAGAACAGGCCATAGTCGATGCGCTGGTCGACCTGCTGCAGGATCTCCCCGAGATCGTCACCGCCTGCGACGGCCGGGTGACGCCGTTCAGCGAGCAGGAACTGCCCGCGGCCAACGTCTTCACACCGAAGGTCGACGCCAACGAAGCGGGCACCCTGCAGATAGACCACGACCTTGCCGTCAGCATCGTCCTGTACGTGGCCGAGCGCACGGCGCAGAAGGTAATCCGCTCCCTGGTCTCCAAGGTCTACGCCGCAATCGGCCAGGCGGAAAGAGACTCCGCAGGCCCCCTGGGACTCCCCCAGGTGATCAGCATCAACGACCCGAGCAAGGCAGTCAAATGCATCCAGCAAGGCGATTTCATTGGCTCGGCCCAGATCGCCCTTAACATCACCTACCGAACCGCCCGCTGGGCAATGTAATGGAGCCCCTCATGCAAGAGCAGGAACTGCCCATCCACAAGCAATGCACGGCGCATAGCGGAGTCGAGTCGCGCTCATCCTCGATTCTCTGGCTACTCGGCATCCTGATCACCATCAACCTGGCTAGCGCGGGATGGCAGTTTGTTGCACTGGGCCAAGTCAAGGATCGACTAGCCGACGGTTCCACGCAGTTCGCGCTTGGCGCGGCCGAAGACAAGTCCATTCGCGCCATGATTGTCTCGCTGGAACAAAGGCTCCAGGCACTCGAGTCTCAGCTGAAAAAAACACAGCAGTAGAGGAGTAAACCATGGCCCAGATAAAACCTGCCCTCATAAAGCTCTTCGGAGTCGAAGGCGGCTACGTCAACGATCCCGACGACGCCGGCGGCGAAACGAAGTACGGAATCAGCAAGAGATCCTATCCCAACGAGGACATCAAACACCTCACTCTGGAGCGTGCGGCACAGATCTACGAGCGCGACTTCTGGAACCCGCTGCGCCTCTCCGAGGTGCAGAACCAGGTGATAGCCGAGGAGATCTTCGACACGGCCGTCAACTGCGGCACGGGGACCGAGGCCCGCATCATCCAGGAAGCCATCAACCTGACCAACTACCCCGCCCCGGACATCGCCGTGGACGGTCAGATAGGCCCGGCCACCATCGCAGCCATCAACGGGCACAAGTCCCCGCGCACGCTCTACAAGGCGCTGAACGGCCTGCAGTTCGCTCGCTACCGGGATATCGTCAAGGCCCGCCCCGAGCAGGAGAAGTTCATGCGCTCCTGGCTTTCCCGGGTCTACGAGTCGGAAGTGGCGTGATGGACGGCACCTACTGTACCTGGGTGGGCGGTAAGTGCGAACACAACAACAAGCCCTCGTGTGCTCGGCAGTCGGTGATCAAGTGCCGAAATCTGCGCGACAAGTACGAGTCGGACAAAAAGGACGGAGACAATGGCAATTTGGGAAAGCCTTCTTGCGGGCGGGGTTAAGGGCCTGGCCGAGGGTGTCGGCTCTTTGGCGGTGAACATCAGGGCGGCCATAGTGGGCCCCGAGCTGTCGCCGGAGAAAAAAGCGGAGATAGAGCAGCAGCTGCTCGCCATGGAGGCTGCCGCCAACAAGGCGGCTGCGGACTTCGACATCGCTCAGATGCAGGGGCAGGTCGAGCTCAACAAGATCGAGGCAGCCAGCGACAGCCTCTTTAAAAGCGGCTGGCGTCCCGCGGTCGGCTGGATCTGCGTCGCAGGCCTCGCCCTCACCTTCCTGGCTCGCCCGCTCCTTCCCTGGGTCTGCCAGGTGGGTGCGCTCATGGTAGGCAAGCAAAGCATCGTGCCACCGATCCCCGACATCCCCATGTCGGACCTGATAGTGCTACTTTCCGGCCTCCTGGGGCTGGGTACCATGCGCAGCGTCGAAAAAATCAAAGGTACCCGCTAAACCGGCGGGGGAGGAGTTTCAACCATGGGCAAAGAAACAGCTGTTGGCCTGCAGATCACCACGAACGATGCATCCGAAACCGTCATCGTCGGCGCCACCGAGGCTGCCGATCCGTCGCCGAAAAAAACCAAACCCGCCGCTGCCGAATCGGCGGCCATTTCTGAAACCCCGGCCTAACAGCCGAAGGAGGGAGTTAAACCATGCTGACACGCCGCAGAATCATAGCCGCCGCGATCGAGTCCGTCGAGGGTACCGCCGAGGCGATCACCGTCGCCGACGCAGGCATCCTCGCCATCGATCCCCAGTACGACCCCGATGTAAAAATGTACTCCCGCGACAACGTGAAAACCAACACGCTGTCCAAACTGCAGCAGATCCCGGGGCAGCAGATGGGGACCATCAGCTTCAAGGCCGAACTGAAAGGCCCCGGTTCAACCTACAGCGCGACGGTCAAGCCCGCGTTGGGCAAGTATCTGCGCGCCTGTGGCTTTGCCGAGACCGTCGACGTCACACCCGGCGCGGAAAAAGTCACCTACCTTCCCGCCTCGACCGGAGTCCCGAGCCTCACCATGTGGCTCTACGACGACGGCCGGGCCTGCAAGCTCAAGGGGTGCCGCGGTACGGTCTCTTTCAGCGGCAAGGCCGGCGAGCCCATCATCGCCGATTTCAAATTCACCGGCGTCTACGACGGCGCTCCCGCTCTGGCCATGGTCACCCCCACCCTCGAGATGTCCGTGCCCCCGGTCATGCTGAACGCAGCCCTCACCATCGACGGCTACTCCGCCATCTTCGAGACCTTCAGCGTCGACATAGGGAACGAGATCCAGATGAGGTCCTCCGCGAGCGCCATGACCGGCTACCTGTCGGCGCTGCTCACCGACCGGAAACCGACCGGCAAGATCGATCCGGAGATGGTCCTCCCCGCCACCTACGACTTCATGGTCAAGTGGGTATCCGGCGCCGCCGGCGCCCTGTCGCTCGGCCCCATCGGCGCGGTCGCCTACAACAAGTTCAACATCACGGCTCCCAAGTGCGTCTACACCAAAATCGGCAGCGGAGATCGCAACGGGCTCTCCACGGCCGACCTCGACATCCAGCTGGCGATGAACACCGGCGACGACGAGTTCAAGCTGGAATTCGTGGTGTAGGGCAGGCCTCCACCTTTACCTTGGCGGAGCCTCCTCCCTCCTCTTAGGAGGCTGGAGGCTCCGGCCTCCTTACCGCCTTTTTTAACCTTTCGGGGTGCGCCTGCACCTCCTTATTCAATCCAACCATAGAGGAGTAAACACATGTCGAATTTAGTGAGCTTGTCCACCGCCAAGGCTGCCGAAGCCGGAGTAGAAATCTCCATCCTTCACCCCGTCACCGACGAACCCTTGGGCGTAATGATCACGGTCTATGGCGCGGACTCCAAAACCTGCAGGCAGATCCAGCGCCGCCAGACCAACCACCGGCTTGAAA